GTTGGAGGTAATGAGGGCGATAAGTGCCATTACCAAACACGTCTTGACACATATGGCTGCGGTTGCCAACACGACTGCAAAAAGGCTTTGGTTGTCGATTGTGCGGACGAAGATGAAATGGAAAAGACGTTTGCGACGTTAACTGGGGAGGGTTACAAGTGCAGAGTCATCACGCTGTAAATATCAAACGAGAGTCGAAGCCGTCCAGTAGTTTTCGCGTCAGCTGCGTTCGCAATGAATTTGATTACCAGTCTGAAATAGTTCAGGAGAACATTACTGGCATATTGGACATTCCGAATGAATGGAATATCGGCTGTATCGTGGGCGGTAGCGGTACAGGCAAAACGACGATTCTCAATGAGATTTTCCCTGATACGATTGTGAGCTTGCCGACAGATAGAGCTGATAGCGTCATTGATGACATGCCTGATGATGTGAGCGTGAAAGACATTGAGATGATGTTCACTAGCATCGGTTTTTCTTCCGTGCCGAGTTGGCTGAAACCGTATCGTGTCCTCAGCAATGGCGAGAAAATGCGCGCTGATTTGGCGTATACGCTCCTCAGTACGAATGATGGGGGCATTGTGTCGTTCGATGAGTTCACGAGTGTTGTTGACCGTGACGTAGCGCAGAATCTTTCAATTTCATTGCAGAAGACTGTCAGAAGAACCGAGAAGAAATTCATCGCGGTGACCTGTCATCGTGACGTGCTCGATTGGCTTCAGCCCGACTGGTGCTTTGACACTGACAAGGGTGGAATGATTTGCCCAAAAGCTTCAGGCCCACGTCACGACGATTTTCAATCAGACGATGTGGGCGCGACGAATGGCGAAATTTTAGCAGATATCATTATCTGACGAGTCAGCTTAACAAGTCATCAAAATGTTATGGTCTTTACACGCTAAATGGGTTGCAGATTGGGTTCTGTGCTGTGACCTATTTTCCGAGAAGCAACGGTACTGCCTGCAAGAGGATACATAGACTCGTTATTAATCCTGACTGGCAGGGTATTGGTCTTGGGAAAAGGTTTGTGACTGAAGTTGCAAGAATCGAGAGAAAGACGCACGACGTTTTCCTTGTGTCGAGCAACCCGGCCATGAAGCACGCTCTGAAAGGCTATGACGATTGGCATTGCCAGAGAAATTCATTCTCCAATAATGTCGGGAGCAAAATTAAGTCATCTAGAAAAGTCAAGACGGCAACTTTTGTGATGAGGAGGAAAGCTCAATGAGCATCAAAAAGATGAACCTACAGGAGCAGGCAGTCGAGATTCTGAAGATTGCAGAAGAGACTGGCGTCCAGACAAACTTTTTCTTCGTTACGACATTCAAGCGGTATCAGGTGCAGCTCAACAACCTTTCCGAGCTTGAAAAGGCAATCAAGGAAACGGGAACGCTAGTCACGAAGGAGTACGTGAAGGGCCGCGCTAACATTTACGTTAACCCAGCCGTTACCGAGTACAACAAGACCACTGACAGCGCGAACCGCACGGTCACCACGCTCATGAAAATCATCAAGGGATTCGCCAAGGAGGACGAGGAACGTGATTCCGATTACGACCCGCTCATGGCGATAATCAACGGTGAAACCGATGAAGAGTAGCGGGAACGACAACCCTGCATATGCCTACTGCGTCCGAGCGCTTGAAGAGGACACCACACCAAAGTACGTCAAGTTACAAATGAGACAATGGCTTGAGGTGTTCGATGGGAACGACGATAGGTACTTCGTCAGCCCGAAGAAAGTGCGGCAGGTCGAGAACGTCTTGAAGATTCTCGTCATGCCGAAGGGATTGAAGGCGGGGCAGTCGCTCTACGAATGCACGTGCGGCTATCAATGGCTGTTGTACATGGCGGTTCTCTGCACCGTGCGCAGGGACAACCCAGACAAGCGGCGATACGAGATTGGTCTGCTAGAGATATCCAGAAAGAACTTCAAGACGTACACCATCGCCACCATCTTCATCATCCTGTTCCTGACCGAGCCGCAGTTCTCGAAGTTCTATTCGGTCGCGCCTGACGGCTCGCTTTCGAGGGAGATTCGGGAAGCAATTGCCGAGACGCTGCGCTCGTCACCGCTCGTGTACGAGTACAAGGACAACAAGCGATTCAAGATTCTGCGCGACTACATTTCGTTCAAGCCGACCAACACGACGTACATTCCCTTGAGCTATTCGACCTCAAGGATGGACGGACGTTTGCCCAACGCATTCTGTGCGGACGAGGTCGGTGCGCTGCCGACAAGCTACGCTATCGACGCTATGGAGTCTGGACAGCTCAACATCCTGAACAAGCTCGGCTTCATAATCTCAACCAAGTACCCGACAATCGACAACCCGTTCGAGAACGAGGTCGCCTATTCCAAGAAGGTTCTTGACGGGATTATCAAGGACGATACTCGATTCTCTTTGCTCTACGAGCCTGACGATACGAAGGGATGGATGGAGGACGATTTAATCATGCGCCAATCCAACCCCGTCTCGCTTGAGATTCCAGAGATTTGGGATGACCTGAAGAAGAAGCGGGCGCAGGCGATAGCGATGGAGAACAAGCGCGAGAACTTTCTCACCAAACACTGCAACATCATCTATCAGGGACAGGGTACGGAGACGTTCATCGACGTTGCCGATGTTCAGGCTTGCAAGGTTGCCAGCATCGATTGGAGGGGACGTGTCGTTTACATCGGACTCGACCTATCGGAGTCGAACGACAACACTTCCGTTGCAATGGTTGCTGTCGATGACGATAACGACATCCTCGCCGATGTGTTCGCATTCGTCCCAGAGGGACGTATACCAGAGAAGAACGCATACGAGCGTATCGACTACAACGAGTTCGTGAGGTCTGGCAAGTGCTTTGCATGTGGCGATAGGGTCATAGACTACAAGTATGTCGAGGACTTCATAATCGGGATTGAGGAACGTTTCGGGGTGCAGGTTCAGGCGGTGGGCTATGACCGATGGAACGCACTCAGCTCGGCGCAGAAGCTCGAAGCGGCTGGGTACAACACCGTCGAGATTAGGCAGCATTCATCGGTGCTTCACCCGCCCACGAAACTGTTGCGCGAGAAGATACTCAGCGGCGAGTTCGAGTACACCGAGAACAAGTTGCTTGAGATTAACTTCCAAAACGCCCGATGCAGCTACGACACGAACAAGAACATGTACGTCCACAAGAAGCGGAGCAAGGGCAAGGTCGATATGGTCGTTGCCCTTATCAACGCAATATACTTGTTGCAGCAGGACGTTGTGTTCGGACAGATGCCTGACTTCACGGTTCAGGTGATATAAGGAGGTGCGGGGAATGGCTCTATTCAGACGAAAGAGGGATACGGTCATCGGTGATGACGGTACCGTGAACGATGTTTTGCTCAGGGCTTTGCTCAACGGGGAGACGATAGACAGGGGTAAGGCGATGACGCTTCCAGCCGTGGCGAGTGCCGTTGACCTTATCTCGGCTTCGGTAGCCTGTATGCCCGTCAAGCTCTACAGGCGCAAGAAGGGTATTGTCGAGGAAGTGGAGAACGACACCCGTGTGAAGATGCTCAACGGTGACACGGGGGACACACTGGACGGCTACCAGCTCAAGAAAGCGATGGTCGAGGATTATCTCATGGACAAGGGCGGCTACTGCTACATCGCCCGAAGCCGAAACGATGTTACTGGTCTGTACTACGTTGCACCGAGCAACGTCACCATCAACATCAGCCCTGAGCCGATTTACAAGACGTATGACATTATCGTGGGTGACGGTACCTACAAGCCGTTCGAGTTCGTGAAGCTTGTACGCAACACGAAGGACGGTGCTTCTGGTGTAGGCGTTACCACCGAGCTTTCAAAAGCCCTTGAGACTGCGTATCAGACCTTGCTCTATCAGCTCGGATTGGTGCGGGCTGGCGGCAACAAGCGGGGTTTCCTGAAGTCTCAACGCAAGTTGGGTCAAGAAGAGATTGACACGCTCAAGGCTGCATGGGCGAACCTTTACGGGAACAGCGAAGAGAACGTTGTCGTTCTGAACAACGGTCTTGAGTTCCAAGAAGCTTCATCGTCTTCAGCCGAGATGCAGCTCAACGAGAACAAGCGGCAGCTAGCGGACGAGATTAACGCAGTGTTCCACATCCGCGAGAGCTTCGAGGAAACGTACAAGTTCGCTATCTACCCAGTCGTTCGTGCATTCGAGACGGCACTCAATCGAGATTTGCTGTTGGAGCGCGAGAAGCGCAACTACATCTTCGCGTTTGACGATTGGGAGATTATCAAGGCGAGTCTTAAGGACCGATACGAAGCCTACAAGCTCGCAAGGGAATGCGGCATCATGACAATCAACGAGATGCGCAGGCGCGAGAACATGAACGAGATTTACGGGCTTGATATCATCGACCTCGGACTCGGTTCCGTGTTGTACAATACGACCAATGGCGAGTATTACACCCCAAACACAGACTCGACCATGCAGACGGCGCAGATTGACAGGGGCATCGCTGGCAAGTCGGTTGCCATTGACTACGACAATACCATCGCCGAGAACGGCATCCCGACTGCCGAGATGGTTGGCAAGGTCAAAGCCCTGAAGGATTCTGGTGCGAAGGTCTATCTCTGGACGGCACGAACGGGCAAGGACAGGGACGATGCAATCAAGGCTTGCAAGGAAGCGGGCATCGAGTTCGACGGAATCCTAGAAGGCAAGCCAGAGGTCGATGCTTTCGTGGATGACAAGAGCGCCGACATTGACGATTTGATTGAGGGGGGTGAACCAGATGCAGATTAAGATTCGAGAGGACAGCGTAGAGATTGACGGCTACGTTAACGCAGTAGAGCGTTTGAGCAAGCCGCTCAACTCGCGCATGGGCAAGTTCGTTGAGCGAATCCGCAAAGGGGCTTTCGCCCGTGCGCTGAAGCGAAACGACGATGTTCACGTGCTGCTCAACCACGACTGGACTCGTGACCTCGGCAGCACCAAGAGCGGCAACCTTGAGCTTACAGAGGACAACATCGGGCTTCGTGCAAAATGCACCATTACCGACCGAGACGTTATTGACAAGGCGAAGCACGGTGACCTCGTGGGATGGAGTTTCGGTTTCAGTGACCGCGACGTTGAGAAAACCGTCGAACGTGGGATGCTCACCCGCGACGTGAACGACCTCGACCTTTACGAAGTCAGTATCCTCGACCGCTCAAGGGTACCAGCCTACGACGGTACCCTTATCACAGCCCGTGACGCAGGCAGCGACGCAGGCAGCGAAGAGCAGATGTTCGTCACCGAGCTTTTCGATGACACCGAGAAACCAGACAACGAGCGGGACGATGGTGTTTCACGTGAAACAAAGAACGACGATGTTTCACGTGAAACAAAAGAAGTCGATTACAGTAAGTACAAGGCGATTATCGCCGAGATGAAGGAGGACTAACAATGAACAAGTACAAGAACATGCTTGAGAAGAAGAACGACCTCATTGTTCGCGCCGAGAACATCCTGAAGGATGCCGAGGACAACAAGCGCGAGCTGACCGAGGACGAAGCCGCCGAGCTTGCCGAGATTCGTGACGATGTGCGCCGAATCAAGGAAGCCCTCAAGATTTCCGACGAGCTTGACGATGCGAAGGACAAGGAGCCGAAGCCCGCACCCGCACCCGCTGGCGGCAACGAGCCGACCCGTGAGGAACAGGAGACGCGAGCCTTCGAGAACTTCATCCGTGGTCGTATGGTTCACGAGCGAGCTGGCGAGCTGACCAAGACCGATAACGGCGCGGTCATCCCGACCACCATCGCCAACCGAATCATCAAGAAGGTCTACGACGTTTCGCCCGTCCTTCAGCGCTCGCAGAAGTACAACGTCAAGGGCAAGATTACCCTTCCGTTCTACACTGACGGCATCACCGTTGCCTACGCGACCGAGTTCACCCCGCTGACTTCTTCCAACGGCTCGTTCGACAGCATCGAGCTGGACGGCTACCTCGCTGGCGCACTGAGCAAGATTTCGAACAGCCTGATTAACAACTCGCAGTTCGATATCGTCTCGTTCGTGGTCAACCAGATGGGCGAGGACATTGCCCGCTTCATCGAGCATGAACTGCTTATCGGCACGACTGGCAAGGTCACGGGTCTTTCCACCCTGAAGCCTTCCATCACGACCGCTGCCGCCACCGCTATCACCGCCGATGACGTTGTCAAGCTGAAGGACTCAATCAAGGACGTGTATCAGGGCAGCGCGATTTGGATTATGTCACCCGCGACCCGCACCGTGCTTCGACTGCTGAAGGGTTCGGACGGTCACTACCTGCTGAACGACGATATCTCGACCCCGTTCGGCACTTCGCTTCTCGGCAAGCCCGTTTACGTATCCGACAACATGCCCGACATGGCTGCTGGCAAAACTGCCATTTACTACGGTGACCTCACGGGTCTTGCGACCAAGTTCTCCGAGAACATCTCCACTCAGGTTCTCCGCGAGAAGTACGTTGACGAACACGCCACTGGTGTCATCTCGTGGTTCGAGTTCGACTCGAAGGTTCAGGACTCTCAGAAGCTCGCCGCGCTCGCTATGAAGAGTGCCTAGCATGTTTCGGTCTGGGGATTCGCCCCAAGAGTGGAGGGGATAGAGAATGAACCAGATTGACAAGGTTTCAGCCGTCACCCCAGCCGACCTTGCGGAGTACCTGCGGGTCGGCGAGGTGACGGATTCCGAGCGTGGGTACATGAGCACCATCATCGGTGCGGCGAAGGCGTACATGTGCAAGTACACGGGACTCACCATCGAAGGGCTTGACAGTTCGAACGATTTCGTCATCGTGCTGCTGGTACTCTGTCAGGACATGTACGACAACCGTGCCCTGTACGTCGATTCGTCCAACGTCAACCTCACGGTTCAGAGCATCCTTGACCTGCATTCGGTCAACCTGCTTCCGAAGGTGAGCGCAGATGATTAACGCAGGGAAGTACAACCACCTAATCAGAATCGTCAGGGTCGTGAGGACGTATGACGAGGACGGCTTTCCAATCGACTCGGAGGAAACCATCCTTGAGCCGTGGGCGGAGGTCAAGACAACCCGTGGAATGACACTAATCCAGAACGACACCGACTTCGAGAAGGCGTACACGAGGTTCACGATTCGGTATCCCGTGACCGATATCGACCGAGATATGATTATCCGATTCAACGGCAAGATGTACACCATCGAGTACCTCAACAACGTCGATGAAGCGAACGTCGAGCTTGAGATTCAGGCGAAGGAGGTGACACACTAATGGCAAGGTTCGATGCGGAACTGCCGACAGAGCTTATCAGGCAGATGGACGAACTGAGCAACAACGCCGAGGACATGCTCAAGGAGATGACGCAGGCGGGAGCCGACACAGTGATGAACAACGTCTTGTCAAACCTGCCGTCTGGGTTCCGTGGCTCGGATATCATGACGTGCCTGAAGAAGACGAGGGCGTACAAGACCCCGTCCGATGACGGCATCAACACGAAGGTCGCATTTTACGGCTACTTCAGGAACAAAGCGGGCAAGAAGACACCCGCACCGTTGGTGTGCAACCTTTTCGAGTACGGTCGTTCCAGCTCTGACTTCCCAAAACACCCGTTCATGCGGAAGAGCTTCCGAAAAGGAGAGATTGAAGCCGTCATGATGCAGGTGCAGCAGAAATACATCAAGGGGGACTAGGCATGAGCGCAAACGCCGAGATTATCAAGGCATTCGATGGCTTCACCGTGAACGGTGTGGAGATACCCGTGCGCTTCATGCATTACGACGGTCACGGCGAGCCTTATATCGTCTTCTCGCGGGAGTACGACGATAACTCATATTCGGGTGACGATAGCATTCTGGGCTACGTCACCTTCTTCGATTTCGATATCTATTCAAAGGGCAACATGCTTTCCATCAAACGTGCCGTAATCGATATCATGGACGGCATAGGCTGGACGTGGCAACCGTCCCGTTCGTCTGGCGATATGTACGAGTACGATACGGGCTACTACCACGTGACGCTCAATTTCGCAAAGGAAAGGGGAATGTAAAATGGCGAAGATTGGTCTTACAAACCTTTGGTGGGGCATCCTCACCGAAGCAGCAGACGGTACGCCGAGCTACGGTGCAGCGACCTCGTTCGGCAAGGCTGTTTCCGCGAAGGTGGAGACAACCAACAACGATGCGAGCCTTTACGCCGACGATGTTCTCGCCGAGAGCGACAAGACTTTCGCTTCGGCAAAGGTGACGCTCGGTGTCGCAGACGATGACGATACCGTGTTCGCGCCGATTCTGGGTCACACCGTCAGCACCGAGAGCGGCACCAAGGGTGAGATGGTTCGAAACGCGAATGACACCGCGCCTTACGTCGGTCTGGGTCGAGTCATCACCAAGATGGTAAACGGCAAGTACGTGTACAAGGGCGAGTTCCTGTACAAAGTCAAGTTCTCGGAGCCGTCTCAGGACGATGCCACGAAGGGCGAGAGCGTTTCGTTCAGCACGCCCGAGATTGAGGGTTCGGCTTCCGCGCTTGCGAACGGCGATTGGAGCGCGGCGCAGACTTTCAACACGAAGGATGCGGCAGTCGCTTGGGTCAAGGGCAAGCTCGGAACGGCTTCCGCCTAGTGCGACCGCAGAAGTGCGACAATAGGGGTCGTGGGGCGCTCATGCCCTGCGACCCGTTTTCGTAGAGAGGGGAAATGGACGTGAAGAGCACGACAATCAAGTACAAGGACAAGGAATACAAGCTCGTCTTCGACCTCAACGTGATGGAGGAAATTCAGGACGAGTACGGGAGCATCGAAGAGTGGGGCAAGCTGGTCGAGCCTGACGAGGGTGAGCCGAACATCAAAGCTTTGGTCTTCGGTGTCATGGGGATGATTAACGAGGGCATCGAGATTGACAACGAGGACAACGACACCATCGACCCGCCGATGACCAAGAAGCAGGTGGGTCGTATGCTCACCGAGGTCGGTCTTGAGGTCGCTGCGAGGGCAACCAAATCCGCAGTCGTTGAGTCTACCGAGGACGATTCAAAAAACGCATAATCCACGACGATGACGTGATTTTCGACTACGACCCAGTCATCGACTTCGAATGGTACCGCTACATAGGACGTGCGAAGTTGGGTCTTTCCTCGGATTCGGAGGTCATGCGGCTTACGATGAAGAGGTTCAGGAAGAGGTATCAGGCATACAAGGACTCGTTCGATATCGAGAACCTTCTACGTGTAAGCGGCAAGACATACGCATACCTTGACAAGAAGGCGAACGAGGACGAGGACTGGTTTTAGCGGGAGGTGATTTTATGGCTAGTTTCGGTGGTTCGGTAAAACTTACTGGCGAGAGCGAGTACCGCGCCGCGCTGAGGAACATCACCCAGAGCTTGCGCGAGGTTTCGTCGGAAATGAAGCTCGTTGCATCCGAGTCTGGTAGGAGCGACACGAGCACACAGCAGCTTGCTGGCAAGTACAACGAGCTGAACCAGAAACTTGAGGAACAGCGCGGCAAGCTCGCAAAGCTCAGGGAACAATACTCGCAGATGAAGGGCGAGTACGATTCGAACGTTGCGAAGCACGACGAACTCGTTGCATCTTACGAGAAGGAACAGCAAAAGCTTGAGCAAATCGGTCGGGAGCTGGGTGAGAACAGCCCTCAGTACAAGGAGCAGGAAGAGGTCGTGAAGCAGCTCGCATCCGAGGTCGATAGGAGCGCAGCGGCGAACGACAAACAAGCCCAGTCGCTTTCGAAGATGAAGGTGCAGCTCAACAACGCCGAGACTTCCGTGAACAAGATGGAAGCCGAGGTTTCGAGCATGGGTGACCAGCTCGAAGAGTCTGCCGACTCTGCCGACGATATGGCGAAGAGCGCCAAAGACATGGGCGATGATGTGGAGAAGGCGGGAAAGAGTGCCGAGAACGCTTCGGGCGGCTTCACCGTCCTGAAGGGTGCGCTCGCCAACCTCGCAAGCAACATCATCCAGTCGGCAATCTCTGGAATACAAGACCTCGCGGGCGAGGCAATCAACAGTTCCGACGCGCTGAAGAAGTTCGAATCGACCATGAGCTTCGCAGGCTACGACGATTCTCAGATTCAGGCGGCTCGTGACTCGATGAAGGAGTACGCCGACAAGACGGTGTACGACCTCAACACAATCTCGAACACCACGGCACAGCTCGCGGCAAACGGCATCCCTAACTTCGAGGAACTTACGGAAGCGGCAGGCAACCTGAATGCCGTGGCTGGTGGCAATTCGGACACGTTCAGTTCCGTGGCGATGGTTCTGACTCAGACCGCTGGCGCAGGGAAGTTGACAACTGAGAACTGGAACCAGCTCGCCGACGCAATCCCAGGAGCTTCGGGAGTGCTTCAGGAAGCGTTGGAGAAGAACGGTGCGTACACGGGCAATTTCCGCGATGCGATGTCGGAGGGTCAAATCACCGCCGAGGAATTCAACCAAGCGATTATGGATTTGGGCTACACCGATGCGGCTCAGGAAGCGGCAACCTCGACGGAGACGTTCGAAGGTGCGATGGGCAACATGCAGGCTGCTGTCGTTGACGGCTTGATGCAGATTTACGACGCTATCGGCTCGGAGAACATCACGGGCTTCATCAACGGCATCACGGACACGATTTCGGCTGTCACCCCGCCGATAAAGAGCGCGGTTCAGTGGTTCGTGGACAACCTACCCGTCATCGGACCGCTGCTCGCTGGAATTGCCGCCGCGCTCGGTACGCTTATGGTCGCACAGCAAATCAACGAGCTGTCGATTGCGTTTTCGACATGGAAGGAAACGACGGAGGGCGTTACCATTGCGCAGAAGATACTCAACGCCACGATGCTTTCAAACCCGATGGTCGCTGTTGCCGCTGCGGTTGCCGCGCTCGTTGTGGGTCTAGTCGTTCTCTGGAATACGAACGAGGGCTTCCGCAACTTCGTCATAGGCGCATGGGAGAACATCAAAGAGACTGTATCGAATGTGGTCGATAGCATTTCAACCTTCTTCACAAGCACCGTACCGAACGCGATTCAGACGATGGTTTCATGGTTCCAAAGCCTGCCGCAGAACATCGCAACGTTCTTGTCTCAGGTGATTGGTAACGTTGTCAACTGGGCTACGAACATGGCTAACAAAGCAAAGGACGCAGGTTCGAAGTTCCTGTCGAACGTGGTGGGCTTCGTCTCGCAGCTTCCGAGTCGAATCGCAACGTTCTTGAGCAACATCATCTCGAACGTTGTCGCATGGGCTACGAACATGGCGAACAATGCGCGAAACGCTGGTTCAAAGTTCCTTCAGAACGTTGTGAGTTTCATATCGCAGCTTCCGAGCAAAATAGCTGGCGCATTAGGTCAAGTCATCAGCCGTCTCGCCACGTGGGTCGGTCAGATGGGCGCGAAGGGTGCCGAAGCAGCCCGTAGGCTTGTCAGCTCTGTCGTTAGCGGGTTGGCTAGTCTTCCGAGCAGGGTCGTGAGCATCGGCACGAACGTGGTTCACGGCATCTGGAACGGCATCAGCAGCGGTCTGGGATGGATTAAGGGCAAGATATCTGGATGGGTCGGCAATGTAATGTCGTTCATCAAGGGTCTGTTCGGCATCCACTCGCCTTCGACCGTCATGCGCGACGAGGTTGGTAAGTTCCTCGCTATGGGTATCGGTGTCGGCTTCGAGCAGGAGATGGGCAACGTCACCAAGCAGATGCAGGACTCAATGCCCGACCCGTCATCGTTCGCAATGTCTGCCGATGTTGCCTACAGCACGTCTGGGTACCAGAGCAGCGGGTATCAGGGCGGCGGTTACTCGCAGATGGTCGATGCATTCAAGGAAGCTCTCGCTGGAATGCGAATCGAGCTTGATGACGAGGTTGCTGGTAGGTTCGTTGAGCGAACCGTTGCCAATGCAATCTACGCTTTCTAGGAGGTGATGTTTTATGGCATATGAACGACCGTGGCTTACGCTCAACGGGGTGAGTTCCGAGAATATCGACGGGCTGCTTGTAAGCGAGCTTCCGCCAATCCGCAAGCCAGCAATGCGCTATGAAGCCGAGGAAGTTGACGGGCGCGACGGCGATATCGTCACGACTCTCGGATACAAGGCATATGACAAGACAATCAAGGTCGGTCTTCACGGTGACTTCGATATCGATATGGTCATCGAGTTCTTCACCTCGTCTGGGAGGGTCACATTCAGCAACGAGCCTGACAAGTGGTATTCGTATCAGGTGCTCGATGCGATAGACTTCGAGCGGCTTGTTAGGTACCGAACGGCAGAGGTCAAACTGCATGTGCAGCCGTACAAGCATTCGGTGATGGAACAGGCGAAGACGTGGGCTTTCGACAATGTGAGTCAGTCGGTCAAGGTCAAGAATTCTGGAAACACGTTCTCGACACCGACAATCACTCTCGCTGGTTCGGGTACGATTGGTCTGTACCTCAACGGGACGCAGGTTCTGACAATCACCATGCCTGACAGCGGGAGAATAGTCATCGACGTTGAAGGACAGAACGCCTACGACGGGGGGAACTTCGCAAACAGGCTCGTCATCGGTGACTACAGCGACCTCGCCCTGAAGGTCGGTACGAACACGGTAAGCTGGGTCGGGGACGTTGAGAGCATCACCGTCGATGGTTACTCAAGATGGATTTAAGGAGGTAAAAAATGGCAAACACTATTTCAAAAATCAGCGTTGACGGAACAAGCTACGACGTGCGAGATGATGCGCTTCACACAGTTGATAACGTGGTGGTTGAAAAATCAAGCAGTAACGACCCGAACAACAACCTCGAATATTGGCAGGTCGGGAACATTGTCGTTGCTTACGTTCATAAGTCAACAATTACGCAAGCCAATGGAAGCCTCGATGCGAGTATTGGCACATTGCCGAAGGCACCAGACAAGCCGCTGGTTTTTCCAGCAATTGTTAGGACTGGTACAGGAGGAGAGAGGTGGATTGGCAGGTTACTTATAGGAACAAGTGGTAATTTGTCTGTTACGCAAGCGGCAAACATGGGATTACCAAGCAACACAACGGTATGGGTCGAATGTGTGCTTACCTACATAACGTCGGAGTGATAAAAAATGATAGCAAGCAAATACTACGATATCGACATTGCAAACACTGGCGCACACCCGATAGTCAGGCTGAGTCAGTACGACGCTGGCGGTGTTGAGGTTGTTTTCACCGTGCATGACGGTTCTGAGCTTGCGAACATCGATGACTGCACTGCGAGGGTTGACGGCACACGCACAGACGGTGCAGCATTCTCGGTTTCCTGCGACGTGTCTACTGGCGCACAGGTTTCGTTCACCGTTGCACCTGAGATGACCAACGGGGCTGGCAAGCACGAAGCCGAGTTGGTGTTCATGAGCGGCGATAGCATCATGAGCACACAGAACTTCATCATCGACGTTGAGAGGGCTGCGATGCGGAGGGATGCCGCAGCCGTGGAAGAGGACCGCACGCTATACGACCAGTTCACGTCTTCCGTGACAGCGAACGTCAATGAGGCAACGACCGATATGACGAACAAGGTCAATGCTGCTATCGAGGACTCGCAGACGAAGACAGCGGCGGCGGTAAAAGATTCTCAAGACAAGACCGCTGCGGCAGTCGCGGATGCCAAGAGCCAGATGGACGCAATCATGGCTGCTGGCGCACAGAAGAAGATTTCAACCACACTGAACAGCGGGACGGACTACACGCTGACCATCCCAGAGTAAGGAGGTGAACGTGGATGGAGTATCTTTCTCAGGTGCGGGTTCTGGATACCGATTACAAGTTGATGGACGAGGAAGCGGCGCGGATAAACCACACACATGATGGGCTTATCCCGTCAGGCGGTACTACTGGGCAGGTTCTTGCAAAAGCTAGCAACACAGACAAAGACGTGACGTGGATTGACGCACCTTCTGGCGGGAGTCTGCTCAAAGCCTACCCAGTCGGGAGCCTGTACTTCAATGCATCAGATGCGACAAATCCCGCTGAGTTGTTCGGGTTCGGCACGTGGGAGCGGTTCGGCGAGGGTAGGATGATGCTTTCGGCATCGGACTCTCATGCTGCTGGAACGACAGGCGGCGAGGAAAAGCATACGCTGACCACGAGCGAGATGCCGAAGCACTTGCATCACACAAACTCGTATCAAGATGGTTACCCGACCGCCATCACGGGGAATGGTAAGTATTACACGCTCGTGTACAACAACACGATAGGAAACAACACTAACGCATCACCCATCACATCTAACACTGGCGGCAGTGCGGCTCACAACAACATGCCGCCATACATCTCGGTTTACGTCTGGGTGCGCACGGCATAGGAGGTGAGATAGGTTGATTCGAGTGTTCAGACCTACAGACAAGACGTATGCGAGCAACGGTGACGTGGTTGTGCAGCCGCTCAAGGCTACCGTCCACAAGGAGGACAACGGGGACTACTATCTCGACTTCGCCTGCGGCACACAGTACCAGCAGTACATCGTCCCCAACAACATCATCGTTGCCGACACACCGCAAGGAGCGCAGGCATTCCGCATCCTGAATCCTTCCGTCTCGCAGACGAAGATAACGTGCAAGTGCTGGCATGTGTTCTATGACTCACAGAACTACCTTATCGCCGACTCGTATGTTGTCGATAGCAACTGCAACGTTGCGCTCGACCACCTGAATACGGCAACCGAACCTGCGTCACCGTTCACGACCATCTCGGACGTTGGAACGGTCGATAGCTTCAGGTGTGTTCGTAAGAGCTTGTATGAAGCAATCCAGACCGTGCTTGAACGTTGGGGCGGTCATCTGGTAAGGGACAATTGGAGCATAGGCATCCGTGCGCACATCGGCAACGACAACGGCATCACGGTGCGCTACGGCAAGAACCTTCAGAGCATCAAGGCAACATACGATTGGTCAAACGTCATAACAAAGATTCTTCCAGTTGGAAACGACGGGCTGCTGCTCAACGCGAACGACCAGAGCGAGTCGATATACATAACGTCTTCTGTTCAGTACGACGTGCCCTACACCAAGACCGTATCGTTCTCGCAGCAATCAATCAACAAGGATGACTACGGGAGCGACGAAGAGTACCAAACTGCTCTGCTCGATGACCTGAGACAACAGGCAACAGGCTACCTCGATGACAACTGCGTACCGCAGGTCAACTATTCCATGAGTGCTAACGTTGAACGGGTGACCGATATCGGAGATACAGTCGAGGTCATTGACGAGAGAATCGGCATCAACATGATGACCAACATCATCTCGTTCGACTGGGACTGCATCACGGGGCGTTACACCAAGCTTGAGTTCGGGAACTTCCAGCCGAAACTCTCGAACCTAATCAACAACGTGACCTCAAGCGCGGAGAAAGCTGCGAGCGCGGCGGCTGGCGTGATATCCACCACGATTAATAACAACATCATCGACTCGGAGAACCGTATCAACTCGGTTCTCGCAGACTCTTACGTTATCAACGAGGGCAACCAGATTCTTGTCGTTGACACGCTGCCGAAGGAGACGGCGCACAACGTCTTGAGGATAAACTCGGCTGGTATAGGTTTCTCGCAGAACGGCATCAACGGCAGCTTCACAAGCGCATGGACAATCGACGGCACCCTGAACATGGGCGCAATCAACGTCATCAACATGACAGCCGACATGATTAGGGGCGGTACCCTGAAGCTCGGCAACTACGACAACCAGAGTGGCGTGATGGAGGTTCTTGCGGGTGACGGCTCGGTGCTCGGCAGGCTCGACAAGGACGGCTTGAAGATGTGGGCAACAGACGGCTCACGAATCGAGGTCGATGCGACACGTGGTCTTGTGGGCTACGATGCGAGCGGGACGGCTACATACGGCGCGACAAGCGGTGTCTTCTACATGCTCAACGGGTACATCCGTGACTCGCTCGTTGTGGGCGGGCTGCTGAAGATGGTACCGATAAAGACAGATTCGAGCGAAGGCATCGCCTTCGTTGCGCTCGCATAGGAGGGGATTAAATGGCACTGAGCGGAACGGTATCTAACGCATATCGCGGGTACACGCTTCAGGCGGTATGGAGCGCGACGCAGAACGCCGCTGGCAACTACTCGGACGTGACGGTGGTTCACAAGCTCGTCATCGCTTCCGCATACTCGCTCAACATAGCAAGCAGGTCGAATTCCTGTTCTGTTGACGGAGTTGTTCAGGGGTACACGTCACCCGCAATCAACCAGAAGGGCGGCACCGTCACTCTGGGGACAACCGTGCATCGTGTGTACCACAACTCGGACGGCACGAAGATATGCACCATGAGCGACACGTTCAACATCAACGCAAGCATCGACGGGACTCAGGTTTCGAAGATTGTCGCATCTGGCAGCTTCCAGCTCAACCAGATTGTCCGCAGCGCGACGATAACCACAGCGACCGACTTCACAGACGAGGGAAACCCGACGTTCTCGTACACCAATTCGGCTGGGTACACCTGCGACGCATACCTTGAGTTCACTGGCGGGACAATCATGCGTAGCGGGGCGGTGAGTCAGGCAAGCGGCAACTACGAGTTCGTACTGACAGACTCGGAGCGCACCACACTTCTGAAGGCGAGCGCAAGTTCGAAGACGTTGGCTGTTCGATACGTGGTTAGGACGAGCATCAACGGCACATACTATTACTCGCACATCGACCGAACGATGACGGTCGTTAACGCTGCGCCGACCTTCGGCGATGTGACCTACAAGGACACCAACGCGACCACGACGGCAATAACGGGTGACAACCAGCGAATCATCCAAGCTCATTCCGTTCTTGCCGTGACCTTCTCGGCTGCTACGGCGAAGAAGGGCGCGACGATAGCTGGTTACACAATCTCGTTCGGCGGCATCACAAAGCAGGTGACCGATGCTGGTACCGTCTCGCTCGGTGCGGTCGATGTTTCCACGTCCCAAGACCTGAACGTGACCGTCACGGACAGCCGAGGTTTCACGGCTGCGTCCAAGGTTTCCGTGACCGTCGATGACTACTCCGTACCAACCGCGATAATCGACCTGCACCGCCTGAACAACTTCGAGCCTGAGACGTACATCACCGTCAACGCACGGTATGCGTACCTGAACGGCAAGAATTCGGTGACAATCACGGCGAAGATGAAGAAGGTTTCGGAGACTTCATACGGCAGCTCTATCGCGCTCACAGACGGTGTGCAGTCAACCGTGACCTGCGACAGAGACTCGGCTTATGACTTCATCGTGACCGTTGCCGACAGGCTCGAATCCACCGATTACAGCCTAGCTCTGGGCAAGGGCATTCCAGCATTCTTCATCGACGTTGCCAAGGCGAGTGTGGGCGTGAATTGCCTACCGACCGAAGAGAACGTTCTTCAGCTCGGTGACCTCGCATGGCTCACGGCTCAAGGTGCGTATCCTGTCGGCAGCGTTTATATGAACATGAACAACGTCAATCCCGCTACGCTGTTCGGTGGAACGTGGCAGTCGATAGGCGGCAGGTTCCTGCTGGGTGCAGATTCATCGTATGTTGCTGGAAGCACTGGCGGAGAGTCAACCCACAAGCTGACCGTATCCGAGATTCCGAAGCACAACCACACGCTCGACAACTACAACACGACGGCTGGAAACACCACGGCATACATGACCGTTCAGGCTCAGGCGAAGGTGGGCTACAACGGCAACGTGCAGACGCTCTACACTGGCGGTGACGGCTCGCACAACAACATGCCGCCCTACATGGTCGTGTACATGTGGCAGCGCACGGCATAGGTGTTTCACGTGAAACAAAAAAGCCCCTCATATTGGAGGGGCTTTTTTTTCAAAAAAACTTTGGGTTCTCACTTGCAACCCTACATTATGAGTGTATACTAATAATCGTCAAGAGGGACAGAGCGAGAAAGGAACCAAGATGACGCACCTGAACGAGAACGAGGTCAAGGTACTGAACGCGATTTGCATGGACTGCGACGATATCGACGGCGAGGGGTTCAACCGCCTAACCGATATGATGGTTACGCTGATTGAAGACACCAACATGAACGGCAACCAGCTCGGTGGGTACATCACAAGCCTTGCCAATAAGAATTGCGTAATCATCGACGCAGAGGAAAACGAGGTTTGGGTACCTGAAGAAGTGTTCGCACGGTTCTGCTAGAAACGAAAAAGCCCCTCATTTCCGAGGGGCTTTCCTTCTCTAGTATCATCTGGTTACACACAAATAGGGGTTCTGATGATGCTAGAGAAGTTTAGATTTTGAGACTGATTTTCAGCTCAGGCTTCAGGCGCATGTCAGAAACAGTCTTGTCGTATTCGATTCGGTCGATTATCAGCTTGAGAAGGTCGTTCTGTTCTTTCGGTTGTAGTGTGTGGATTTCGCTCACTACCTTCGAGAGAATCGGAATGGCTTTCTCTTTTTTGTTGCCCTGCTTCTCAAGCTCAACTTCAACCTTCTCGATTTGGGCGATTATATCAGCCTTTTCGGCATTGACCTTCTGTGTACGTTGGAGGTACGTTGTTCGGTCGTATATCCCAGTCTCGTATGCTTCGCAAGCCCTATCCAGCATGGTTTGCTTCTTTGCAAGCTCTGCGTTGAGTTCTGACAACATCCGTTTGCTGTTGTTTTCTTCCCTTTGGTGCTTCTCGTAGTCAAAGTGTACGGTCGTTTGTCGCTCAAGTTCTTCTTTAAGCTCTGTCAGCACCATTTCCTCGACTATCTCCGTTCTCGTTGACGTTGAGGGGCAACGGCTGGTTGCACAGACGTAATAGTGTGTCTTCTCGCCCTTCCATGTGTAGAACGTTCTTCGCATCGTCTTCCCGCATATGCTGCAAAACATGATGGATGCAAGAGGACTCTTTATCGTCTTGTCAGACCTCACGCGAGTCTTCTTCGACTCAAGCACGGCTTGACACTTGTTCCACGTTTCTTCATCGATTATCGCTTCGTGCTTACCTTCTACGGGTGTCGGCGTAATGTTCAGCACTCGCTCTTTCACCACACCGTTTTCCATCGTCTTTATCGGGTTCTTGCATTTCGTGTTGATGTAGCCGAGATACACTCGATTTCCAACGGTCTTTCGGACTCTCTCAGCCGTCCACAGCGAGTCGTTATAGCTTCTGTATCCTCGTGCGTTGAGCGAGTGGCATATGTCGGCTGGTGTCTCGCCGTTCCCGTATCGCCTGAAGACTTCTTGAATCACGGGAGCGTAATCGTCTGGTACCAGAACATATCCCTTGCCGATTCTCTTCTTCCCGTATCCGAGGGGTGTCCTTGAGCCGATGAAGTATCCTTCTTTCTGGGCTTGCATCCTTCCCCTGTACAGGCGGCGTTTTATCGTCTTGTATTCCCTGCGGCTCATAAAAAGCCCGAACTCGAAGAATTCCTCGTCGAACTCGTCATCGCTCGCAAGGTCATACGTCTTGTTCAACGTGATAATCTTCGTGTCGCTGAACTGGAACGACCTCAGTATCCTAGATTGGTCGGAACCGTTCCCACGGCTCAGACGTTCAAGCTCTATGCAGAGGACAGCCGTGTACATTCCCGCTTCCACCGCCTTAAGAAGACGTTGCATCTGCGGTCTAGCTTCGATGCTTTCGCCAGACACTATCTCACGGTATATGTTCTGTTCATCGACGTGTATGTTGTGCCGTTGCGCCAGTTCGCCCAACATTTCCTCGTGTCGTTCAAGTGTGTTCTCATATCCAAGTTCATCGTCCGCTCTGGACTTTCGTAGATACATTGCGTATGCCATTCATAATCAATCCTTTCGTTGCTGTCGCAGGAACATCGCGTATTGCGCTATCTGTTCCAGTTCCTCGTTGGTGTAGTTCGGTGTGCTGAAGGTTACCTCGCGCCGAATGCCGCTGCCGTAGACTAGTTCCTCGATGCTGACACCGAAGTATTCCGACAGCTTCTTGAGTGTGGGGAGACTGATATTCTCGGCACTTCGGTTGAACCAGCTATTCACCGCCGATGGGCTGATGCCACACTCTTTCGCCAACTTTCGACGGGAAACACCTTTTGCTTGCATAAGTGCTTGCAGATTGTCAAGAAATTCCATCCAAATTTCGACCCCTTTCCTCGCTAAACGTGGTAATACCAACGTTTGCTTAAACTAATTATATAATCATAAGTGTACACTGTAAACACTAAAGTGCTCAAAATCTTCTAACAAGTTCTAGCAAAATTAGAAAAAGTTATTGCATTTTGCTAAACGGTGGTTATAATGGAAATCGTAAGCACACATAAGTGCGCACATCGGACACATAAGGGGGTGAGTGGAATGTACAGGAACCTTGAAGCTGAGATAGCACGATGCAGAATGACCCGTGAGGAATGCGCCGAAGCAATCGGGAAGTCTAAAGGGACTTTCGACAGGCTCATGCATGGCAAGCAGCCGTTCCGTCTGGGTCAGATGGTAGCTCTTCAAAACGAGCTGAACGACCGAATGAATTCCAGTCTGACGCTCGACTATCTGTTTAAGGAGGTGCCGAATGCAGAGGGGACAACCGACAGCCGAGCACATGGCAGCTCTTTACGACCTGATTAACGAGCTTTTCGCAGGTCGTGACGTGTTCTATTCAGAGTCGGAACTTGAGGGATTGAGAAAGGAGAAAGGCAATGACGATTTACGAGATTGACGATGCAATCACCTCGCTGGTCGATATGGAGACGGGCGAGATTGAGGACGAGCAGCGTTTCGACGAGCTTCAGATGGAGCGCGGCAAGAAGATTGAGAACATCGGACTGTACTACAAGAACCTCGTTGCCGAAGCAAAGGCAATCAGGGACGAGGAAGCATCGCTCGCAGAGCGGCGCAAGGCAATCGAGAACAAGGCTGAGCGCATTAAGAGCCTTCTCGCCTATGCACTGAACGGCGAGAGGTTTGAGACGGCGCGAATCCGTTGCAGCTACCGCAAGTCAAGCAGCATCGAAGTCGATGACGGCTTCGTGGAGTGGGCGGAGCGCAATGCAGACGGTCTTCTGACCTACTCGGAGCCGAAGCCGAACAAGAGCGCAATCAAGAAGGCTCTCGCAATGGGCGATGACTTGCAGCATGTGCAGCTCGTCACAACGATGAATGTGCAGGTGCGCTAATGAGGGCTTTGGAAGCGAGCGAGATTGAGGTTCGCGTGGGGACGTGCAACCCTAAGGGTGTTTCCCTGCTGCTCTACAAGGACAGCCGTTGCGATATGCGAATCCTTGACGAGACTTTCGGCACGTTCGGATGGACGAACGAGTACAAGCAGATTGGTGGCGAGCTTTACTGCACCGTCACCGTGTACGACAAGGAGAACAACATCTGGGTCAGCAAGCAGTCGAACGGCTCACCTTCCAACATGGAAGCAGAGAAGGGACGTGCGAGCGACGCGCTGAAGCGGGCATGTTTCCTTCTTGGTATCGGGCGCGAGCTTTACACGGCACCTTTCATCTGGGTACCTGCCGACAAGTGCAACATCCAGATGGGCAAGAATGCCCGCAACACCTGCTATGACAAGTTCCGCTGCGAGAAGATTCGCACGGAGAACGGTATCATTACGGGGCTTTCAATCTTCAACGACACGACGGGTCATCGGGTCTTCGTGTACACGCAGAAAAACTAGAGAGAGGGGAATTTCAAAATGTTGGGTAACGACGATAACAGCACCATCGAGGTCAACATCGACAAGAGCGGCAACGACACCAACGGTGTCAGCATCAGCCTGAGCGAGTACAAGGACGTGCTCGAATGCAAGTACGACCTCGCAATCATCAAGGATGTGCTTTTCAGCACGGCGAGCCTTTCGTGGGACGGCAAGAGCATCGAGTTCATCAGCTCTGAGGTCGGGAAGGTTGTCAAGTACCTTTTCCACGACGAGTACGACGAGAAGCTTGCGGAGCTGAAGGCGGAGAAGGGCGGCGAGTAGCATGAGCATCAACCGAGTGGAGCTTTGCGGGAACCTCACCCGCGACCCAGAACTGAAGGCAACTCAGGGCGGTATGTCCGTCCTTACCTTCGGAATCGCGGTGAACGACCGCAAGAAGAACAACCAGACTGGCGAGTGGGAAGACGTTCCCAACTTCTTCGACTGCACTATGTTCGGCAATCGAGCCGAATCCGTGTCGAAGTACATCAACAAGGGCATGAAGGTCGCACTCGCTGGCAAGCTGCATTACAGCTCGTGGGAGAAAGACGGGCAGAAGCACAGCAAGGTCAGCGTGAACGTCGATGATATCGAGTTCATGCAGCAGCGCGGAGAGCAGGGCGGGCAGCATCCTAGTGTGCAGCAGCCCAGCGCCTATCAGCCAGCGGCACAGCAAGGCGGGTACCAGCACACGGCACAGCCGACTGGTTCGGTCTATGACGAGGATATCCCGTTCTAGTGGGGGAGAACATGGGTCGTTCTGGGTTGGCGGGCAAGGCGATTGGTACAGCCGAGGAAATCGTACATTGGTTGTTCCAGCAGCCTAACGACGGGCGAATCTTCCAAATCTCGGAGGTTCGTCAGAAACGCTCGCTGACCCAGAACGCCTACTATTGGTCGCTGCTGAACCAGCTCGCGAGCAAGCTTCGAATCCCTAACTCGGAGGTACATTTCAACATGCTCAGGGAGTACGGGGTGTTCGAGGTCGTGAGCGTCATGAGCAGCATCGACGTTTCTGGTTACTTCAAATACTACGACGTAATAGGTCATGGAACGGTCAACGACAGGGAGTTCACGCACTACCGAATCTACAAGGGCAGCTCGCAGATGAATTCGAAGGAGTTCTCACGTCTTATAGACGGCATGAGGGAGGAATGCATCTTGCAAGGCATACCCGTAATGACACCAGAGGAAATAGCGAGCCTGAAACACATCGGGGGAGGTGATTAGATGGACGAGCATAGCATTCTGGGCTGCGGGAGCTACAGGGACGATGTTCACGGCATCGTCATCCCGTGGTACGACAGGCGCGAGCCGTGGCTCGTAAGGCATGAGGTATTCCACGGCGCGAACCGTCAGACCTCAATCCGATACGGCTGCTACGTGTTCCTCACGCCTGAAGCGCACAACATGAGCAGCTACGGTGTTCACTTTAACAGACCGTTCGAGCTGCACCTGCAACGTGTCTCGCAGGTCAGGGCGATGAAGCACTACGGTTGGAGCATGGAAGACTGGTACGACATTTTCGGCAGGTCGTACCTTTAAGGAGAGGGGGAGCCGACATGAAACAGGCAGACATGGTTATGGGGTACATCACGCAGTTCGGCAGCATAACGCCAATCGACGCATTCAAGGATTTGGGCATCACACGTCTTTCGGCGGTTGTGTTCGACCTGAAGGAGAAGGGCGTTAACATCATCACGGATATCGAGCATGGCAAGAACAGGTACGGCAAGCCTACTAGGTACGCACGATACAGTTTCGGAGGTAACGATGAAGATTAAACTCGAAAAGGGCGCATACATGCCTGAGAGGGCGCACGACACGGATGCGGGGGCTGACCTTCGCTCGCCTGTGTCCTTCACAATCCCCGCCTGCGGCTCTAGGGTAGTCAACACGGGTATTCACATCGAGCTGCCGCACGGGTACGTCGGTATGCTCAAGAGCAAGTCTGGACTCAACACCAAGCACGGCATCGTGTCCGAGGGAGTCATTGACGAGGGTTTCACTGGAACAATCCTCGTGAAGCTCTACAACCACAGCGGCGAGCCTTATCAGGTCAACAAAGGGGACAAGATTACGCAGCTCGTTGTCATGCCAGTGTCCTACGTGGGGTTCGAGCTGGTTGACGAGATTCAGGGCGGCGAGAGGGGTGATGACGGCTATGGCTCGACGGGCAAGTAAGTACAACGCCCGCAAGACGGTCGTTGACGGCATCACCTTCGACAGCAGGAGGGAAGCGAAACGCTGGCAGGAGCTGAAGCGGCTTGAGGATTTGGGAGAGATTCGCAAGCTTCGCCGACAGGTCAAGTTCCCGCTTATACCGAAGTTCAAGGTCGATGGGAAGACCTACCGAGAGACGAGCTATATCGCAGACTTCACCTACTACGAGGACGGCATCCTCGTGGTTGAGGACTGCAAGGGGTTCAGAACGCCAGAGTATCGACTCAAGAAGAAACTAATGGCATACATCAACTACATCAACATCAGGGAGTCTTAGGGTATGGGCGAGCGAAGAGTCATAGGCGATGATTACATCCATATCAAGGACGATTGGACGAAGAAGGAAGACCAGTTTCTTCGACGTTGGTGGAACGTGCAGCCGCCGACGTGGGACGGATGGGAAAAGTTGCTCGTATGGCACACGTGGAACGACGTTTGCCGCAGGGCTGACGAGCTTTGGCTTGAGGGCGGCGATAAAACAAGGTGGACCGAGCGGGAGGACGAGTACGTTCGTCACCGACTCATTGCCATTTTCAACACTCTGGGAAAAAGCCGCGAGGAAGTACTGCGGCACGTTCGGAACATGGTATTATAGTTGTCAGCGAGGGTCGCAGCCTTGCAATGACATAGATTTTCAAGCCCGTAAAGGGCTGGAAAATAGCGTAAGCCCCTTGATAGCTGCGACCTATCGAGGGGCTTACTTTTCAGGAGAATAAAAATGTATCACATGTTTGATATAGAAGTGGCGGAACGCTACGGGGTCAATGCGGCAATCATCTTCAACAATCTGGGATTCTGGATTGAGCACAACAGGGCTAACGGGACGAACTACCACGACGGCAGGTATTGGACGTACAACTCGATACGTGCATTCTCGGAGCTGTTCCCGTACCTGAGCGCACGGCAGATTAGTTCAGCCCTATCAAAGCTCGAAGAGGACGGGTTAATCGTCACTGGCAACTTCAACACGTCGGCATACGACAGGACGAAGTGGTATGCATTTACGGATTACGGCGATTCCATTTACAAAAAATGTGAAATGGAGACTTCGAAAAAGTCAAATCAAAATGGCGGAAATGTCGAACCTATACCAGATATAAACACAGATGTAATCACAGATTCAAAACCAGATGGTAAGACCAAAGAGGTCAAGCACAAGTACGGCGAGTACAAGAACGTCCTTCTCAGCGATTCGGACATGGCGAAGTTGAAGGCTGAGTTTCCGAATGATTGGTCTGAGAGGATAGAACGACTCAGCTCGTACATGGCATCGACTGGCAAGAGCTACAAGAACCACCTAGCAACGATTCGGAACTGGGCTAGGAGGGACGGCAAGCAGCCTATCGGGAAGGATAAGCCGAAGAGCCAGTACGACTACGAGCCTGATTACACCAACACCGACAGCAGCGGGAACGACTACCTTGACAAGATTTTCGGTGTAGGCAAGTACGCCAACAATTAGAGAGAGGGGAACGACGATGGACATGGGCGGAATCATAGAAGGAATAGCGAGGGCGGCAGCGATGAACCACAGGAAGCAGGAAGGGGACTACATCAAGGACGGGCTTCTGTATTGTGGAAAGTGCAACACGCCAAAGCAGTGCGAGGTCGAGTTTCAGGGACGAATCCTCAAGCCGTACTGCATGTGCAGGTGCGAGGTCGAGGAAGAAGAGCGCAGGCGCGATGAACAGAAGCGAGCCGAGCGTATGGCGAGGGTAGACAGGATGCGGCGAACTGGTTTCCCCGATGCCGAGATGCGGAAGTGGACATTCGCCAACGATGACGGTAACTCACCTCAGATGAAGGTCATGAAGAGGTACGTCGAGAACTTCCCGAAGATGCTTGAGGGCGGCAAGGGTCTTATCCTTTTCGGGAACGTTGGGAGCGGCAAGAGCTTCGCGGCGGCATGTGTTGCCAACGCCCTAATCGACTCTGGCACACCGTGCCTGATGACCAACTTCAACCGAATCGTCAACACGCTCAACAACAGCTTTGAGGGTCGGCAGACCTACATCGACAGCCTTAACGACTTCGACCTGCTGGTTATCGATGATTTGGCTTCGGAGAGAAACACCGAGTACATGAGCGAGCAAGTCTTCAACATCATCGATGCGCGGTACCGTTCTGGGCTACCGTTGATAGTCACCACGAACCTTGACGGCTCGCAGCTCATGAATCCGAAGGGCATAGGTCAGGAGCGGGTTCTCAGCAGGATTCTTGAGATGTGCGTACCAGTGAGGTTCGAAGGACCGAACAGGCGCACAAGGGGAAGCGCCGACATGGACGAGATACGGGGCATCCTCGGTCTGTGACGGAGCGCGAGCTTTCTCAGGCTCGGTACCTGACCATCGAGCTTGAGAGATTACGGGGTCTTGAGGAACGGAGCGCCGAGGTCGCTGCACTGATAGAGCGGCACACGCAGGAGGTCGAGCTGGCTAGGTTCGAGGTAATGGCATACATAGCCACGATACCCGACCCGAAGATTCGGGTCATAGCGGTAATGAGGTACCTAGAGGGTAAGAGCTGGGAGACGATAGCGAGAAGGCTGCACTACGAGCGGACTTCACCAGCAAAACAGCTCAGACGGTTCCTCAAGAAGTGATACAATTAGGGTACCGTCTAACTGCCAGACGGTTCCTTTCTCTGATGCCCAGTGACCTGACACACTGGGCATTATCTTTACCAAGTCGCTTGACACCCAACGTCATAGGTGTATACTAATAATCGTCAGGTTGGAACGGACAAGAGAAAGGAACAAGGATGACCCACATCCTAGACACCGACTTCCAGAAGAGCGACCGAATCCACGTGTACCTCGGTGGGCGTGAGGTCTTCGACGGGAAGGTAAGTGACGCAAACGAGCAGGTCAAGGATATCTGCGATGTTTCGGACTGGTACATGCTCGACCCGTCACGCGAGTCATACCAAGCTATCTTCGTAGCCTAGCGAGAATCCCCCATCACATCGGTGGGGGATTTTTTTCTCTAAAAATCTCGGACTTGCACTTGCATTCCAACGCTATGAGTGTATACTAATGATTGTCAGGCAAGGACAGAGAGAAAGGGAACGTCAAATGGCTATCAGGAAGATACCAGAGGATACTGGGTGCTATCACTATCACAACGAGAATCCCAAGAACAAGCGGGCTGGTGACTGCGTTTTCAGGGCTATAGCGACCGCGACAGGGCAGACATGGGACGAGACGCTTACGGGTCTTACAGAACTGGCGCTAAAGCTGAAGCTCGCGCCCAACGAGAGGGCTTGTTACGAGAGGTACCTCAAAAATCTCGGATGGGTGAAACACAAGCAGCCGAGAAACAGCGACGGGACGAAGATGCGGGCATACGAGTTCGTACCGTTCCAGAAGGGTCGTGTCATCTTCGGCATACAGCCGCACCACCTGTCGTGCTCGGTCAACAGGAAGATCTACGACACATGGGATTGCAGCTTCCAGATAGTCGGTAACTACTGGACGAAGCAGTAAGGTTTTCTAAATTCACGCTTGCAATGCGTGATTATAGGTGTATACTATAAGCATCAAGAGGAAAGGGAAAGGAACTGCAATGAAGATTAGCGACGAGCTGCGAGAGTGGGCCGACGTCCACTGCGGTGAGGAATGCGAAGAGTATCTGGGCCTGCTGGCAGACCGCATCGACGCTGAGATGGTCGAGCTGCCCAAGGACAAGGACGGCGTGCCCATCCATGTGAGGGACACGCTGGACGGCTACGGCAAGACCATCGAGGTCGTGGAGATGCGGTATGGGCGCGGCGGTTGGGTGCTCATCAGCAGGGACGGCAGCGGCTACGCCGACACGTTCGCGTTCGCGCACCACCACAAGCCGACTGTCGAAGGTATCTTGCGAGACTTCGGAGTGGACATAGCGCACGCCCTTGATGCAGACCCAGACGCGACAGTTCCAGAAGCCATCATCGCCGAGTACGCCGCCAAGCTCCGTCTGGTAGGTGATGCCGAATGACCGCGACCGAAGAGCTTCGCCGCCTGCTGGACGAGCGCGGGGTGGAGTGGTGGCAGAGCGCCAATACGCTAGGCTGCGTCTTCACGCGCTGGTACTCGCCGCTGTTTGGTGACGAGGTGTGCGCAATGGAGAACGGCGAGGAAGGACTGGTGCTGTTTGACCACTTCGTAACCCCCGAGCAGGCCATAGCCGCCACGCTGGGGTCGCGAGAGCAGCCGCCATACGACGAGCTGATAGAGTCCCTGCGGCGCGACTGGGGCATCGACGCGAGCTGGGACGGGCTGCGCCGCTTTTGGAGCATCGGGCTGACCGAGGACGGATGCCTGATGCGCGACAGAGCTTGCAAGGCCGAAGCCGAGAACGCCAAGCTGCGGGAAGAGATAGAGGCGGCAAAGCACGACCTACAAGTGTTTAGCGCGAATCTCGCAAGACTTGGGGCCGAGAACGCCAGTCTTGAGGACGTGCTGCACGAGGTGGAGGGAGAAGCCGTCTTCGCATTCAACAGCCTGCGACAGGACTGCGAAACCATTACAGATAGCTCGCAGCACTTCTTCGAGAAGTGGTGGCACGCAGAGTGCGAGGTTGACCGACTCAAGGCCGAAAACTCCGAGCTGCGCGAGCTGGTGGCCGACATGTGGCTGCAACTGCTCAACGCCTACGACCGCAAAGAGGTGGACGAGTTCGTAGACCGCATGCATGAGCTGGGGGTGGACGCATGACCAGCCACAAACCGAAACGCGCGACGGGCGCACGCTCGTGCATGGCAACCGAGGCGCAAATCAGGGCACAGAAGAGGTACGACGCGGCGAACACGCGGCAGGTTAACTTGAAGCTTAACATTCGCACCGACGAGGACGTGCTGGAAAAGCTCGACAGCGTGCCAAGCAAGCAGGGTTACATCAAGGCGCTGATACGTGCGGATTTGAATAGATAGGAACCGACGGGGACTCGCGAGGGTTCCCGTTTTTCGTTCTGAAAAACTTCCGATTCTCACTTGCATTAACACGGCATAAGTGTATACTAGTAATTGTCAGGTAAGAGAGAACGAGAAAGGAACTGCAATGACCAACAAGAATCTCAACAAGCGTGACGTGCAGGTGCTTCAAAGGGCGGTCAAGGTTCTCGGCAAGTACCTCGACAACGCCCAGAACGACAGCGATATCGAGCACTACGAGCTTATCGACGGGGCATTCGACGCGAGGAACGTAATCGAGATGATTGCTCTTATCGAGAGTGACTAGCAGGGGTTCATGGGCGGGGGACACATCCCCGCCCCAACAAGACGGGTTCGACGGAGAAAGGAACGGAAATGGTTGACGTGATTCGGGATATCGTCAGGGAGACGATTGACAACCTTAAGAGCATCACCCCGCGAGAGTGGGTCGCTACGTTGGAAATTCTCGGCATAATGCTTCTCGCTTCATACATGTTCACCGTACTCGGAAGGAGCTAGGAATGGAGGGTTTTCTAATCGGTCTGGTAGCTGGCATTGCCGCTGGGTTCGCAATCGCAGCTCTATGCATCGTCGGAGGTGACTAGCAATGCAATCGGTACTCATGCCAGAATGCACGAGCGGCGCACATCACGTCAGAAAGTACTTCCGAATCACCGAAGACGATACGTGGGGGAAGCGGATGGAAGATAAGAGCTATCTCGAATGGCTCAAGAACAACACGGGCTGCGGTATGTGGTTGAAGGAGAAAGAAAGAAATGAGGACGAGACTTCATGCGCCAGATGCGATAACCGACCCAATCGATAGGGGAGCGCTTATGTGTCATGTTGCCGAGATAGGCTTTATCGTGCAGCAATACACGGGACACCACAAGCGGGACGTTATGGAGAAGGTTCTACGGGTCATCGGCTGGGCATGTGAGCTAGGAGGTAACGACAATGGCAACTGAAGCACAGATGCGTGCGCTCAAGAAGTACGACAAGGCTAACACCAAGCAGGTTCACCTGAAGCTCAACAAGCGCACCGATGCGGATGTTCTGAATAGGCTTCAGCAGGTAGGGAGCAAGCAGACGTACATCAAGCGCCTAATCCGCGAGGACATGGAACGTGAATAGAACGGGAAGCCTTCGCAGGGATGCGGGGGCTTTTTTCATCGGAAAAATCTCGGAACGACGCTTGACTTCAGTGTGTGTAGGTGTATACTAACAATTGTCAGGTAGGAACAAGAGAAAGGACACAGACAATGACCCAAGAACAGCTCATAGCCTACTACGAGAAGCAGCTTGAGAAAGTCATTGCACAGTGGGGCGGAGATACGACCGACATGCTCGGCAACAGTAGCAACGAGTACATCGCATTTGCACAGGCGAACCTCGAAGCCGTGAAGAACGGGCGCAACTGGTAGGACAGACCCAGAGAAAGGGGCAGACAACGGCAGGGAAAAGGTCGCATTCCGAGAGGGGTGCGACCTTTTTGCATTCCCGCTTTT